CAGCATTGCCTTTAACTGCTCTGTCTTAATCTTCATTCTTTACTCTCCTTACTGTATAAGATTATAAAATTCTTGCCTAAGCATTGAGTTATCTCTAAACGCTCCTTTGCAACAAGCGGTCTTAGTTTTACTTCCTACTTTCTTTATTCCCCTAGCTGTCATACAACTATGACTTCCTTCAATTACAACTATTATATCCTCTGTGTCTAGCACTCTCTTCAACACATCATAGATATCAGTGCCTATTCTTTCCTGGAGTTGTAATCTTTTTGCGCACATATCAGCTATTCTGGCTACCTTAGAAAGTCCAATAACTTTTCCATTAGGTATATATCCAACAGATACATTCATGTCATACATCAGTGCTATATGGTGTTCACAATAACTAAAAATAGGTATGTTCTCAATAACAACTAAATCACCGGTAGTTGTATCTTCAAAACACTTGTCGAACATATGTGCTATTTCCTCATTTGTATAGCACATTCCTTCAAACACTTCTTGATACATATTAGCTACTCGTTTTGGAGTGTCAATAAGCCCCTCTCTAGTAGGGTCATCTCCAAGTGCTTCAATCAGCATTGTAACAGCTTGTTTAATCTTATCCTGGTCAATAGTTTTCATTTTATACTCCTCTCTTATCCGGATTCCAAATAAACTTATGAATCTGCAACTGAACTCTAACGTCATTTAAGTTACAGTCCATAATATAATCTACTATCTCACTAGGCTCAATGCATCCAAACACCGGACTAAAATAAGCATTATGTAAACCATACTGTCTAACTATATATTCCGCTACTTCTAAATCTTTCTTAGACCCTACTACAAACTTCACAACATCAGTAGGTCTAATACAGCTAAAGTTAGAAAATATCATCTTATCTTCCATGCCGCTAGACGGACATTTATAATCTAATGTTATCAGCACATTCTCATAAGATACGTAAGGTTCAATTTCAACAGCTCCATTAGTTTCAATATTTACTAAAAAACCATTGGTCACCATTAAATCTATAAGATGCTTAATTCCCGGCTGAATAAGTGGCTCACCGCCAGTTAATGTAACTCTACGACACTTATATCTCTTTAACTCAAATAAAATATCTTCTGCGGTCATAGGCGTATAATTATTACCTTCAATCCCATAAAGAGTATCACAGTAGCTACATCTTAAATTACATCCGTATAATCTTACGAAGGTGACAGGCAAGCCAACTCGCTTGCCTTCACCCTCTACACTTTTAAAAATTTCTACAACATTATATGTCATCTCTTTCATAGATTGCTATGTTACCTTCACTTTCTTGTACTGAAACCTTATAACAGCATCCAACATCACATAAATCATCCACTCTTGTGCAAACCCACTCAGCTATATTTTCAGCAGTAGGGTTCAATCCCAAAAGCACATCATTTATATATTTGTGGTCTAAGTAATCGTGTATCTCCTTCTTAATCTTAGCAAAATCTACTATCATGCCGTATCGAGTAAGTTTATCTGCCTTACAAAATACTGTGATAATCCAATTATGTCCGTGTAAGTTCTCACACTTGCTATCATATGGTAAATCTAATTTATGTGCGCCTGCAATCTCTAATCTCTTCTGTACATAAAACATATTCATACCTCCTTATGTATGTCTTTCCATTCGTTAAATTTAATTGCTTTGTCATCAATATAATACTTAGCAAGAGGTTTATTACTAACATAATCATCAAATGGCAACTCATGCTGTTTACAAAACTCTACAGCTTCCTTAAAATCACTGCCTACTCTTGATGTATATAATACTAGCCTATATCCTTTACGCTTTAATAATAACAATTCATCTTTACACCCATCTCTAAGTTCCCCTGTTATTGGGTAGCCTGACAATGTAGTAATTGTATTATCAAAGTCAATGCAAATAGTATTATTTTTGTATACTAATCTATAAGCTAACTCTTTAGCATCTGGTTTAGCATACGGATTATCTAAAACACCTTGGGTAAATCTAACGATATCATCATCACTAAATATATAACCATTATTATAAAATGCTATGAATTTACTTTGACAAGAAGTGCATTTCATACAAGGTGAATTATTTATAGGATTATAACAACTAAAAGTTTCATCATAACACCGCTGAATATCACTGCCATCTAATTCTAAATACTTAGCTAACAATTCTGTCTTACTTGTATTCTTGTACGGCATTACTATACTAATATTAGAGTTTGGTCTAGTACTATCCTCGGACAATAGATAGTTAATTACATTCTCTGATAGGCACGCAAATGTTTCATTTTTATCCTTATGAGTAGAACTACCTGTAGCCCCTAAACAAATTATATCCCCGTAATGTGCCGCATACACTGCAAAATGTAAATTGCGTAACGGAAGATAATAGTTATTATCTATCTGCTCAAACTGTGCTAGTGGCATTTCTATTATTTCCACATCTTTTAAATTCTTAACTCGTTGATATTCCTGTTCATTGTTTGCTGTGCCAGTATGAAAAAATAATTTAACATCAGGCTTCCATAATTTATCAATGAGCCAACTATCCATACCACCACTATATAATAAAACTTTTCTCATTAGAATAACCTCATAACAGTATTAAATGTTGTTGCTTTACAAACAACGGTCTTCATTTTATCTCTCACATAGCACGCATTAAATATGGTACGTTCTAACCAATCAGTTCCTAACTTATCCATATCTAATCCGTACTCAACACATACTTTTTCTACTCTATCGTAGGCTTCTTTAGGTTTAGATTTTAACTCATCAAAATTATCACCTATGTATACTAAACCATACGGCGTCATCAACCACCCATATATAGCATATTTAATATGTGTCGTGGCATCCATACTTACAAACGGAAACTTTTCAGCATTTTGAAAGGTTGCACTGCCAAGACAATGACATTTAATATCCGGATTATTGCTTTGCTTTATGATACTAAAACATTCACTATAAAAGGCTTCTCGGTGTGCATTTGTAGTACGTGATTTGTTTGCTGACAAACACATATATTTTAGATTAGGCATATCTAAATATGTATGTAGCCATTTAAAATCATCGCCTTGATGAAATACAGGTAATAATTTATTTGGAGATTTTACCTTATCTAACATATACATATAATTGTCATATGTTATCTGGGCTGACTTTTGGATATCTACCAATGTCGCTGACTCTCCAAAAATTCCTGGTATATCATCTAACGCTATTGCATAATCAATATAATCATCGTTATCATTTAACCATTGTATATATTCATCTAAATCAATAGTAGTTCCGTTACGATACATTGTATATGCACCGTTATCAATGAGTATCTTTCCTTTCCAACCATGTTTCTTATACTCAAAATAAGTTGGAATAGCCTTTATGTCATTTATATATGAGCATAGCACGTTGGCATTATTATCCTTAATAAATTCCTGAATACGTGTACAATGATTTCCTGCAAAATAAAAATCATTCATAAATAACCTCTTTTCCGTACCATGACTTAGTGATTTCTACATCACATGAAAATGGCATCTCTAGTATTTCTTCTGCCGCTTTACTCATAACGTAAGCTAATCTCTCGGCACATTCTTTAGTATTCTCTTCCGGACATTCTGCTATAACTTCATCATGTACAGGTATCAGTAATCTAAATCCTAGTTCTTTAAGACGCTTATCATTATTCAGCTTTATCAATGCAAGTTTAGTCAAGTCTGCGGCACTGCCTTGTATTCTAGCGTTAACGGTCTGTCGTATTGCTTTTGATATCTTAACACCATTATCTATTATCCAGATACCCTCTTCATTAGCCTGCTCAAATATTCTACGCTTCTCTTTAAATCTACAATTATGCAATCTAGTTAGATATTTACGTATGGTTCTTTCCGGAATCTCTTGTTCTGCTTCTTCATCAAAGTCAAGTAAGTCATTATCTGGAGCAACACCGTTCTTCCATCTAAACTCATACTCATCTAATTGAGCATCGGGCAGTCTTCTCTTTCTACCACACACTGTTGTTACATATCCTAATTCTTGCACCATGTTTAAGCTATCACGCTCAAACTTCTGTATCTCTGGGAAACGTCTATATAGATTCTGCTTTAGCTTCTGTGCGTCCTCTAAAGAACAATTAAGTGATTCTGCTACACTTGCATCTCCTCTACCATATAGAATACCTAGCAGTATTGGCTTAGCTTGATTTCTGCGCTCTTTGTATTCGGGTGGATTCTTATGCCCATTTGTATCAAACTCACAGCACTCTTCGTAGGGTTTATCGAAACACGCACTAGCGACTTCACTATATAAATCATTGCCATTAAATCTAGCATTGAACAGTCTATCATCTCCTGCCTGCTTACAGAATGTTGCAAGACACGATGGCTCCTGCTGTGAGTAGTCGCTACTCATAAGAACATATCCAGGTGATGCTATAAACATCTGTCGTATATCTTTGTTGTGTGATGGTATATTCTGTAAGTTAGGATTCTTACTACTAAATCTTCCTGTGTCAGCACCATACTGATTATACTTGCAATGAATACGACCATCATTTGGATTTACACAGTTAGGCATCTTATCAATATATGTATCGACAAGTTTTGCCAACTTACGATAATCCACTAACAACTTAGCAAGTGGAGTATCAAACTTCTCTAGTATCTCTTCGCCTGTTCCCCTTGGCTTCTTCTTATCTACTACATCATAACCTAGAATGTCATAAAAGAGTATAGCTAACTGTTGAGTACTTGCTATGTTTATTGGCTCGTCTAGCTTCGTTTCTACGTGCTTTTTCTTGTACTTGAGTATTTTATCATCATACTTGCTAAGTTCGCTATAAAACGCTTCTAACGCTCTCTCAAGACGTTTATTGTATTCTATAGATAGCTTCTCTCGATACTCAGCATCAAACAGTACACCTGTATCTTCCATATCAGCTACTACATCTAAGCAAGGTATCTCTATATTCTTAAACGCCCAATACATTGCTCTAAAGTCTTCTCTGTCGCTGTCTTCTCTTAGGAACTGATGCTGATACTCATAGTATTCATATGTTATTTCCGGGTCATGTGCGGCATACAGAACTGCTGTCTTCAATGGAACAAGTGTAAATGGTATACCATTAAATAACTCTTCAAATGTAAACGCATCTTCTTCTCCATTAAGCACATACTTTTGATGTAATGGTTTTAACTGATTAGATGGTTCATTCTCGTTTAAGATTCTAGCGGCTAAATAACAATCCCATGTACAGTATATTTTATGTAAACCAATGTGCCTAAGTACTCTAATATCGAATACTGCATTGAACATTATTATGTCAACCACTGCCGCTATCAGTCTTTCAAACTCTGGAACAATCACAGATATAGGCAACTGATTCCTTATACGCTGATTAGTTATATATGATACATGATTTATTGGAATATATGCTGAAGACATCTCAGGTGTATAAATACATATGCCTGCTATGTCATCTAATAATGGGTCAAGTCCTGTTGTCTCTGTATCTATAGATATAACTCCATTTTCTATAGACTTATCAATGTACTTCTTGAGCGTTTCTTCGTCCTGTATCAGTATATATTTATCTTTCAAATGACCTAATTTTGATTCAACTAGCTTCTGTGCTGAGGATATTCTGTCTAGTAAACTACTACCCCCACGAATTACTGTGGGGGTAGACTTAGTTACTTTAGACTGTCGGGCTATCTTCATATCGTTAGACTTACTATTTTGTCTAGTAGGCATATCGAATAAATCAATAACTCCCATACTCAGTCTCCTTATTAAAATTTATCGCTTGGTGTTCTTCTGCCAGTTCTGCGACTAGATGATTCTCTTTCTCTACGTGCAGGTCTCTCATCTTCTTCCTCTTCATCACGTCTTGAACCGCCACGTCTTCTTACAGGCTCATCGTCTTCTGGTGGGAAATAACCCTCTTCAAGATAGAACTCCATATCTTCTGCTGACTTATCAAGCACGATACCACCTAAGATATTAGGCATATCAAAGTCATCGAGTGTCATATCATCCGGCTTATCCTTAGTCTGATAAATCTCATATGTGGTCTGTGTATCCTTTGGCTTACCATTTCTCTCAATCTCAAATGTCTGTGAACAGATAGGGTCTGCATCACATCTTGACAGAACTGATGACAGCTTATTGAAGAACTTCTTACCACGTTCCCAAACCTGTACCTTGTCTTCATCTTCGTTGTAAAGAGGTATCCAAAGTTTTGCAACTTGGAACTTACGTGCCTTACAGAATGGGCAATCATCGATTGGCTGACTATACTCCCTAAGACAGTTTACGTATCTCTTCTTTCCGTCAATCTCTACTTCGTGTACTGCAAATCCCTCTACATCATCTGCTGAGTTATAGAGAAATCTTACTGTAGCGATATCTCTATCATTCTTGAGTGAGAAATATCCGCCACCTCCGTTACCACCATACTTGTCTGCATCTCCTGCGTTAAATCTTGCCATAGTCTTTTCTCCTTTCAATAGTTTTTATAGTTTATGGCTTTATTCTTTAAAGAGTTCCGCAAATGACTGAATAATTGTATCTGCATCCTCTAATAAGAATCTTAATATGTTAGTATCTGCCCCAAGTGTTTTCTTTATATCATCAGTAAAACTTACGGTGAACATATTATTGATACTGATAGAGAAATCCAACCTAGTATCATCTACTAATACTCTTATTGAATCTCCTATAAATTTGATAGTTGCAAATGAGAACATCTGCTCAAGTGTTTTTCTCCACTGATAGATAGTAGTGCAAGGCGTGTAGTTCAATTCAAAGTTCTCTCTAGCAATCGTCTCACACACTCCGGAATTTACTGCAAGTAATTCAACCTTATCACGCTTCACATCAGTTATCTTTGCAACATAATAGTTCCACTTGTTACGATAAAATTCATTCTTCTTCATAGTCGTTTCTCCTTTTCTATAGTTCTTAGAGCGTAAACTTAATTACATAAAGATTATATCACGATATTATATATAAGTCAACAACTAAAATTTCTTGCTATATATAATCTTATAGCCATTATTGTCACAGTAGTCATGCAGTAGTCTAGCGTCATTATCATATTCCCAACTCTTTATCATATATACTGTCTTAGTATATGATAGTATATGAAGTGTTAAATCTATCAAATCTTTCTCTGCTACCTCAAACATCTCTGCTATTTCTGGCAATGTTATTATATTTCTAGTGCCATATATTTGATGATACTTTTCAGTATCTATCAAATGGTTCTTAGCAAGTTTAAAATTATCTACATCCTTAATATCACCTATCACAAGTATCATTCGCTATTGCCTCCATTAGTTCGTATACTAACTCCTGGTCATCAAAGTACAGACTTCTCACCCATGTTCCGTTAGCTTCTCTCTGTGGGTTAACTACCGTACCACCAAGTAGAAAGTCTACATGGTCTATTAGATTAGGTGCTAAGTTAAGAACAGGCTCATTAGGATAGTAACTCTCAAAGTATACTCTAAATACATAATCATCGCCTTTCTTCTGCTTTACCCAAAAACCAAACTGAGGGTCACGCCATACATATGTATCACACCACTCTGCAAACAGCTTAGTGATGATGGTAGTTATACGTATACATGGGAATGAATACCACATATGATTGTGGGCGCCCTTTAATCCAGGCTCTCTACCGTCATCATACTTAGTGGTAAACCCACATATTATCTTTGTCTTATCTGCTTCTAGTTCTTCCGTACGCTCCTTAAAGTCTCTACAGATAAGTACATCATCTTGTAGATGCCATACATTAGTATCTCCCCACATTTCAAATGCTTTATGACAACTAAGAACCCAGCTAACTAAATTGCCATCTCTGTTTACATCCTGATATACAAAGATATCTTCTTCTTTTATTCCTTGCTTAAGCATCGATGGTACTAAGTAATTATCCACATACCATTGGCGACTGTTACATGAGTGAATCATATACTTCATAACTAAAACTCCTTACATATTTGCTAATATCTTATCAATGTCTTCCGGTGCGTCTATATCGCAAGTATAATCATTGATAGCTATATAGTTGGAAAAGTTGATACAGTTAATTGGTGTATTCTTAATCACCTGCCACACTTCCCACATTATAGGTTTTCTAGCAAACTGATTTTCTTCTGTATATACCTTAACTGTGCGTATTGCTCTATGAAAATGTTGCTGATTGAATACCTTAAGAGCAAAAGGTTCAGCATACTCTTTACAGTATTTATCACTGAATGGTGGAGCAGATGCAAAGAACTCTATATCATATGTATCTGTATTTATTATGGTGCTGATAGCTTCATCACTGAATACTACATCACCAAACAGATAACACGTAGGTGCACTTGTCATGTAAAAACAATCACACCAATGTCCTGTAGTATTACCAACCCCGTTAGCTACATATGAATTTTCATGCTTCAACAACTGTACTCCAAACTCAGCGAACCTGTCATCGTTAGAACTAATAGCAATCTGCTCATTGCGAATACCATGTTCTCTTAATTGTCTAATAGTACGTTCTATTAGCTTCTCACCATGTATTATAGTGAACTGTCTAGGCTCTTCCCATAACTTATATGTGCCACCGCACATGATTATATACTGCATCTAAAATACCTCCCATTTATCTATATTATCTATTTCTCTTCGTGTACATTCACCTATATCTTTTCGATACCGTGGAAAATCTATTTCAGTTATCAGCTTATTTGATAGTGCATTTCTTAATCTGTCCCTAGCTTCAAGTCCACGCTTATCATTATCTGTAGCTAATACATACTGTCTTATGGAAAGTTGTTGTAATATTTTAATCTGTTCTTCACTGCCTAATCCATTTAATGCTACTGCATATTTACCACTTTGCCATAACAAAAGACAATCTATCATTGACTCTGTGATATATACCTTATCAGCATAATGAATCAATCCAGTATATGTTAACTCGTACAATCCATACAACGGCTTCTCTACATCTTTAGGATAATTAAACCACTTAGTCTTTACATTTCTTCTTGCTACAAATACACAGTTGCCATTTATATCACGATTAGGAAATGTAATGCAATTAGTATCAATATCGTATCCTAAATCAAACAATTCTATAATATCATCATTCGTAATGCCACGCTCTGTCCAATACTCGTGATAGTATCTGTAGCTATCTAGTTCTTCCTCACTTACGACAGAAATAGGTTTATCAGTATCACTACTGTCCACACTACTATCTTTATGGGCAGAAGTATTACGTTCAAA